AAGCGCGGTGAGGCGACCGTGCGCTTCTCGAAGCGCGCCGACGTGGAGCCTGTGTGGCAGGACGTTCAGGACCGGATCATCCGCAATCTCAGCGTGGGCTATCGCGTCTACACGTACGAGCAGACGACCGGCGGGCCTGGCGGCGTGCCGCGGCGCCACGCGATCGACTGGGAGCCCTACGAGATCTCTGCGGTGCCGATGGGCGCCGACGACGGCGCCAAGATTCGCGCCGCCGGCGAGAAGACCCCGACCAACCCGTGCGTGATCGTCACGCGCGACGCGAAGGAGACACCCATGAGCCGTCGTGCCCCCGCTGCCGTCCCCGCCACCGAGCCCGCCGAGGTCGTCGACCTCGATGAGCGCGCCGATCTCCTCGACCCCGGAGCTCCGGCGCCCGCTGCGCCGCCCGCACCGCCGAGCGCCGAGGAGGTCGCCGACGCCGAGCGCGAGCGCGGCGTCGAGCAGGAGCGCGACCGCGTCCAGTCGATCATGCAGGCCTGCCGCAACGCGAACATGCCGGTGGCGTTCATGCAGGCCCTGATCGAGGAGCGGGTGCCGAAGGTTGACGCGCTCGAGCGGGTGCTGGAGCGGGTCCGCGAGCGCGCCGGCGACGAGCGCGGTCCGCGCATCGTCATGGTGCCCGGCGTGGATCCGCAAGACGCGGTCCTGCGGGGCCTCGAGAATGCGCTGCTGCATCGGTGCGCGCCGAGCCTCTTCAAGCTGGACGACAGCGGCCGGAACTACCGCGGCCTGTCCCTGATCGAGTCCGCGAAGATCTGCCTGCAGGCTCGCGGGGTCCGGACCACCGGCCTGTCGAAGATGGAGATCGCGGGCCTGGCGCTCGGCCTGAACCAGCGGGCCGGCCTGCACACGACATCCGACTACGCGAACCTCTTGGCCGACGTCGCGAACAAGACGCTGCGGGCGGCCTACATGGAAGCCCCGCAAACCTTCGGCCCGATCGTGCGGCGGACGACAATTCCCGACTTCAAGCCGGTGAAGCGGAACCAGCTCGGTGAGGCGCCGACGCTCTCCGCGGTGAACCAGCATGGGGAGTTCACCAGCGGGACGATCGGCGAAGCCAAGGAGCAGTACCAGCTCGCCACTTACGGGCGCGTGTTCGGCATCACCCGCCAGGCCCTCGTGAACGACGACACCGACGCCTTCTCGCGCGTCGCCCTCCTCTTCGGACGGTCAGCCCGGCACCTCGAGTCCGACCTGGTGTGGGCGCAGATCACCAGCAACCCGACCATGGGCGATGGCGTCGCGCTCTTCCACGCCAACCATGGCAACCTCTCGGGCACCTCCGACGCGATCGCCATCGCGCCGATCGGGGCCGCACGGGCCGCGATGCGCCAGCAGAAGGGCGTCGACGCGGTGCAGTTCTTGAACCTCGTGCCGCGCCTCCTGATTGTGCCGACCGGCAAGGAGACGATCGCCGACCAGTTCGTGAGCACGAACCTGCTCGCGAGCCAGTCGTCCAACGTCAACCCCTTCGGCGGCCGGCTGACGGTGGTCGCGGAGCCTCGCCTCGATGTCGCCTCGGCCGTCTCCTGGTACTTGGCAGCCTCGGCCGACCAGATCGACCTGGTCGAGCTCGCGATGCTTGAGGGGGTGGATGGGCCGGTGGTCGAGACGCAGGTCGGCTTCAAGGTCGACGGCATCGAGGTGAAGTGCCGGCACGACGTCGGCGCGAAGGTGATCGACTGGCGCGGCTTCTACAAGAACCCCGGCGCCTAGCGCCGACGACCTGCTCGGGGTCACCCCGGGCCATGACAAGGAGGCAGCGCGATGAAGGGCTATGTGCAGCCGGGCGAGATCCTCGAGTTCATCGCGCCCACCGGCGGGGTGACCGCCGGTGTCGGCGTGAAGATCGGCGACGTGCTGGTGATCGCGACGGAGACGGTCGCGCAGACCCTGCCCTTCCGGGGGCTCCGGCTCGGCGTCGTGGAGCACGCGAAGCTCAGCGCTCAAGCATGGACCGAGGGGCAACAGGTCAACTGGGACGACACGAACAAGCGGTTCACCACCGTGACGACCGGCAATTTCAAGGCAGGGGTGGCGGCGAGGGTGGCGGTCAACCCCTCCGCGACGGGGTTCGTCGTCCTGCACGGTGTGAACCTCGGCGCCGCGCTCGCGTAGCGCTTCGGCCAGGGGCTCGCCATGACGGACGCCCGGCCGAGCCTCGACGTGCTCTTTCAGCACTTCGGCGTCCCGGCGACCGTGGCCCTGCCCACCTTCGCCGAGTTCGCCCAGGGGCCGGAGTCGGCGGCCATCACCGTGGTGATGCAGCCGCCGCCTCCGATGCCGGTCCCTGAGCAGCTCGACCCCTCGATCTTCCGGCGGTGGGACAAGCTGATCTGCTTCAGGCGCGCCGACGCCCCCCTGCTGCGCAAGGGCGCGGTGGTGCGCGCGCCCGAGGTGGCCGGCGGGCCGATTGACCGGTGGGTGGTGGACGTGGTCACCGAGGTAGACGGCGACGAGGTGCGCGCGATGGTCTACAAGGAGCCCGTCTAGTGCCCGTCGGCTTCACCATCAAGCTTGACGACCGTGCCCTGACGCTGGCCCTGGCCAATGTCAAGAACGGCGTGCCGCGCGCGGTCACGCGCGCGATCAACCGCACGCTCACGACGGTCCGCGCGGCGGCCGCGCGCGAGGTCGCCGAGGACATTGGCGTGCCCGTGCGCCAGGTCACCGAGCGGATGGACATCACGAAGGCGACCTTCAACCGTCTGGCCGGGCGCATCCGGATCAGTGGGACCCGGATCCCGCTCGTCGAGCTGCGCCCAGCCGGGCCGGAGCCCTCGCGCGGCAAGGGCCGCGGCGTGAGCTACTCACTCGGCGGGCAGCGGCGGCGGATCCATCAGGCGTTCCTCGCCACCATGCGTAGCGGGCACCGCGGCGTCTTCCGTCGGGAGCCAGGCGCCGGCCGCCTGCCGATCATCGAGCTCCGTGGGCCGTCGATCCCCAGGGTGGCCGGCAAGAAGGCGATTCGCGACGCGATGCACACGCTCGGCCTGGCCACGCTCGAGAAGAACCTGCAGCACGAGGTGGCCTTCCTGCGCCGCGGCGTCGCGGCGGGCGGGGACAGCTAGCCGTGGCCGACCCCAAGGGTTTGCAGATCCTCGTGCGTGTCAGCGAGATCCTCGCCGGGATGGTGGGCGTGCGCCCCTGGGGCGGGAACTACCCCGTAGACCCGCCGCTCGTCGAGATGGGCCATACGGCCCCGCGCACGCTGAAGTCCTTCCTGCGGATCCGCCTCCGCGAGGCCAGCGGCTCGCGCTCGAGCATCACGTCGATCAATCAGTCGATGAATGTCGAGCAGCTCCTGCGCGTGCGGATCGACGCGACCTTTCCGTTTGACGAAGGGGGCCTCCGCACGCCGCAGGAGTGGGCGCAGCTCGTCAAGGACGATCTCCTGACCACGGTGACCAAGAACCTCGGCCTGGTCGGGGCTGGCGGCGAGCGCCTGTGCTCCGGGTGGGAGAACCCCATCGAGTGGGTGACCAATGACGGCGACGAGGCCGGGGACTTTGCGCAGCAGATCACGCTGACCATGCTCGTCACGTACCGCTACCGCGACACCAAGGAGGTGGCCTAGCCATGCCCGAATTTGCTGCAGCCGTCGCGATCACGAAGCAAATCGTCATGCGGGAGGAGTCGACGTCGGGCACCGACCCGATGGCGGGCACCTACCTGGCCGCGGACATCATCGAAGCGGACGCCGCCTCGATCCGCGAGACGAACGACCCGAACGAGATCCGGAACCTGATCACGAAGGGCAACCTCGGCAACGCGCCGGCGCTCAAGGGCCCGCGCGTGACCCGGATCGACTTCCGGATGCCGATCCGGGGCCTGGTCGGCGCGGCCGAGTACGACGATACTCCAGAGGTAGTACCCACCGCGGACCGTCCGCTTCAGGGGTGCCGCCTGGGGCGCACCTTCACGAACCCCGGGGTCGCTAACAGCTCGGTCCTCTACAAGCCGACGAGCGCGGGCAAGACGTACACGATCTATGTGCCCGTGCTCATCACCGGTTCGACGGCACAGATCCGGAAATATACGGGGTGCCAGGGCAACGTGCGCTCGATGGGCGTCGCCGGGGAGGGGGCCTTTCACGAGTTCAGCTTCATCGGGAGCTTTCTCGAGGAGGTCGACGGGACCTTCGTCGCCGGCACGCTGGTCAACACGCCGGAGTTTCCGACGGTGGTCGACGCCGACTTCCAGATCGGCAGCACGAACTACGCGCCGAGGATCAAGACGTTTACCTTTGACGCGGGCCAGCGGATCGCCCGACTCCCCTCGATCAACGCGGCGACCGGCGTCTCGGGCTTCAAGGTGGTCGATCGGAACCCGCGGCTGGTGATCGACCCCGAGATCGACACCGAGGCCAACTCCGGCTGGTTCGCCGCCTTCCGTGACGGCGTTCCGCTCAAGGACTGCACGTGGAAGGTCGGCAAGGATGGGGCCGCGGGCCACGCCAACCGGCTGCAGTTCCAGTTCGCCTCCGACGGCACGACCGCGAACCTGCAGGTCGTCGACTACCAGCGCGAGGAGCGGGACGACGTCGTGTGCGCGCGCATCACCCTGACGCCGCTGATCGCGGCCGGGAACGATGACTGGGGCTATCTCTATAACTAGGCCGCTCGACTAGGAGGCTGTATGCCGCGACGTGCGACGGAATCCGAGATCATCGCCGCCGGAGAGATGGACCTCGAGGACCCCGGCCTTGTGTCCAAGGACGGCGAGCCGATGTCGATTCGCGTTCGCAAGGTCGACGCCGGCGAGCGCGAATCGCTCATGCCACCGGTGCCTGCCCATATCTACGACGAGCTGCCAGAGGATGACGAGAAGCGGCAGAAGGCCCTGATCGAGCGGCGGCAGGCGTGGCTCGCCGGCCTGTCGAAGGAGGAGATCGAGGCGCGCACGGAGGAGGCGGGCCGCTTTCACTATCGGCTCGTCGCGCGGGCCGCGGTCGATCCCATCCTGACGGAGCACGCCGCGAGCCGGCTCGGCGACGCCGCCGTGCGCCTCTCCACGAAGATCACCGCATTCTCGCGGAACGAGCTGGCCCGCGTCGGCGTCGAGCCCCCCACGGATCAGGCCCCGCCCGGTCCCTAGATGGCGCCCGACCTGATTCTGATCGCCACGGTCAACGGCGAGCCGCTCGAGTTCATCGCGCGCGACGTGCCGGCCGGGGTCTTCTTCTTCGGGTTCCAGGACTCGTTTCCCGGCACCGAGTGCTACGCCAAGCTGGGGGCCACGCAGCAGCGCGACATCATCGCGGGCTTTCACGCCTGGGGGCGTGGCCTCCTCTGTCGCGCGATGGTGGACCCGCGGCTGACCCCTGAGGGCGTGCAGCGCCTGGGAAGTGCCAGCGACGAGCTGGCCCTCGGCTACATGTGGGGGGTCGGTTATCAGCAGCCAACCGCTCAGGAGCGCGAGCGCATGGCCCCGCCGCGCCGGTCGAGCGAGCGCCACGGGGTCCACCGGCGGTGGACGGACGATTATGAGGCGCTCATGACCGTGCCGTCGCCGAACATCCGGGGGCTGGTCAAGGAGATCTCCCACCGCGCCCGGACCGCTCCGGCTGCGGTCTGGAGGTGGCCGATCTCGACGTGGCTCTGGACCTGGCGGGTCATCGTGCAGGATGACCTGAAGCGGCGCGCCGGCAAGGCTAGTCGCCGGTCGGGGCTCCTGCCGCAGAGCGACATCATGGACCGCGTCGGGCGGGAAGCCTGAGATGGCGCAGGAAGCCCTCGACTTCATCATCTCCGCGCGGGACGAAGCGACCCGTGTGCTGCAGGGTGTCGGGCAGCAGCTCGAGATGTTCGGCCAGGCCGCGACCCGCGGCACCGAGCAGATCAACCGACAGCTCGCGACGACCACCCGCACCGTCACCGCGTTCGACAATGCGATGGCGCAGAGCGCCCGGGGGGTGCGGGCCCTCGCCCTGCCGCTGATCTCAGAGCTGTCGCCCGCGCTCGGGCGGACCAGCGGCGAGATGGTCCGAGTCCTCACTGGCGCGGCTGCCCTTGGGACGGGGTTCGGGGCGCTCACCTTGGCGGTGGCTGGCACCGCCGGCGTGCTCGCGGGGGAGTGGATCTCCGCGAGCCGGCGGGCCCAGGAGGCCCAGCTCGACTTCCGGCGCGCGCTGCAGTCGCCCGAGATCGGGGACGTGACGAGCAAACTCGCGACCCAGTCCAAGGAACTGCGCGACCTGCGCGACCGCCTCCGCGAGGTGAACCAGGAGATCACCGCGATCGACCCGCGGAAGGTCGAGCAGCTGCGCGGGCCCTTCTCGCCCGGGGCCCGCCGGGCGCAGCTCGAGCGTGACAAGGCGGTGATCGAGGGGCAGATCAGCCAGCTCCGCGAGCGCGAGGCGGCCGACCTCACCGGGGCCACGGTCGGCCAGGCCTTCCGCGCGGGGGAGCAGATCGACCGCGACCGCGCCCGCCAGGCGCTCGAGATCCTCGATCGGGTCAACCGCGGCGAGTTCCGCACCCCGCTGATTCAGGACCCGATCGCCCGGGGCGAGGCCGAGCTCCGGGCCAGCCTGGCCCCGCAGATCGAACTCCTGCGGAGCCAGGGCCTGACCGATCAGGCGCGGGTGCTCCAGGCCTTCCCGGGCCTGCTGGCGCGGGATGCGCGGATCTCCCGCTTCCAGCAGGGGGCGCCGGTGAACCCCTTCGAGACGGCGCAGGGCCAGGAGGCCGAGCGACGCGCTCGCGCGCAAGCCCTCGTCGAGGAGGCCGAGGCTTACGAGGCGCGCATCCGCGAGTTCCAGCAGCAGGCGCCCGTCAACCCCTTCGAGACCGCCGCCGGCCAAGCGGCGGAGCGGAAGGCGATCGACCAGGAGCAGCTCCGGCTGATGCAGGAGCAGGAGCAGGTCGCGGGGCGGATCTTCGTCGCCAACGTGCAGATGCTCGACGTGCAGCGGCACGCCTTCGAGATCACAGGGCAGATGACGCCGGAGCTCAACGCCCAGCTCATCCTGCGCGAGCGCGACCTGCTCCTGAGCCAGGAGAAGCTGACCGACCAGGAGAAGGGGCTGATCAACGCGCGGGCCGAGGTGGCGCTGCTCGAGCAGATGGTGCGCCTCGACCCCTTGGCGGGCTTGAGCGCCGGCTTCGCGGAGTCGGCGGCACGGTCGCGCGAGTGGGGGAGCGAGCTTCGGCAGCTCGCGCGCGAAACCGACCGGACGATGTCGCAGACCTTCAGCGACGGCCTCTTCAACCTCTTCACCGGCCGCAAGGGGCAGGATCTCGGCAAGCAGTTTGCGGAGAGCCTGCTCCGGTCGGTGACCGACGTGGTCGGGCGCCAGCTCTCCAGCTCAGTCGGCGGCATCTTCTCGCAGGGCCTCCAGGCGGTCCGAGGCGTTGTCCCGAGCACGGCGGTGGCTGGCGGCGGGGGTGGCTTCGACATCCTGAGCCTGATCGGCGGGAGTGGCGCCGCGCCGACGACCCTGTCGCCGACGGGCCTCCCGGTGGGGCAGCTCGTCATGACGCAGGCTGGCCTCGGTCAGGTCACGCCGACCGGGGCGGTGCAGATCCTTGAGAGCGGGACTGGCTTCGACGTTGACCCGAGTACGCTCATCGGCCTCACGCAGCAAGGCTACAAGCTGGCCACCGGCGGCTCCTCGATCCTCTCCACGCTCGGATCCAACTACGCGCTCGGTGGGGTACAGGGTGCGCTCCTCGGGCTCCCGGCCGGTGCGACGATCACCACGGCCGCAGGGCAAACCATCGTCCTGGGGTCGGAGCTGGCCTCGACCAGCGGCTACGCCCTGGCCGAGCTCGGCGCGGTCGGTGTCGACGCCGCCGCCAGCGGAACGACAAGCGGGCTGGTCGGGACTGGCGGGAGCGTGTTCGCGAGCACGGCGGGGGCGGCGACGGCGGGCGTACTCGCCGCCGTCGCGCTGGGCTTCACGATCTATGGGGGCCTCTCGCAGCAACCCACCGCGACGAACATCGCGATCAATGCGGCCTCCGGTGCGCTCTCGGGCGCCGTGCTGGGCCTGGCGATCGGCACCCTGATCAACCCAGGCCTCGGGACCGTCATCGGTGGTGCCCTCGGTGCGATCATTGGTGGTGCCGCAGCGGGCGCGACCACGGGCCTCAAGGCCGGGCCGCGGCCCTTGAACACGGCGGAGCGGTCCGCCGAGATCGGCCGGCTCGGCGCCGAGAACTTGCAGAGCGCCATCAGCCGCGCGTCCTCGATCGAGGACATGGTCGCGATCTTCAACACGCGCTGGGCGCCGAACGGTGAGGTGCAGATCCTGACGGTCTACCAGGGCACGCTCTACTGGGCCGGCGACCAGGATGATCCCGGCGGGCAGCCGGCGACTCCCGAGCTGATGGTGATCCCCGAGTTTCTCGACGCGCTCGACATCCGCGTCGGCCAGACCGGCGCGCCCGAGACGAACGCCACGCTGGTCACCGCCTTTCGGGCGAAGCGGGACGAGCTGCTCGAGACGCTCTCCGCCATTCCCTTCGGCATCCTCGAGAGCGACCGCGGGGCGGGGGTCACCCGGCGGACGTACCTCCCCTTCCAGAAGATCTACGGCCTCGAGAAGGGTCAGCAGCAGCTCTTCGGGAGCAGCGAGTTCTACCGGCGCGATCTCGGTGGTGAAGATGACACGATCGCCTTCCTGCTCGATCGCCTCCGCGAATACTCGGTGCGGAAGGACGTCGATCTCACCCGCACCGAGTTCCTCTTCCGATGACGCAGATCCACGGCATCATTCGCCCGACGTCGCTCTACCCGCGCCTGCGGTATGGGACGCCGACGGTCACGCTGGACCTGCTCGAGGGCCTCGCCGACTGGTTGCCGTCGAGCCAGGGCCTGCGGGGGGCGAACCTCGTCGCGACCGGGGAGATCGAGTATCTCTTCGGGCGGCTGGAGGAGGCCTGCTCGCTCACCGTGGCGTGCCTGGCCTCGCAGTACGCCCAGCTCCGCCGGGCGATCGAGCAGAGCCTGGTGACGGGGGAGCAGTTCGAGGCGTGGGTCGATCGGTATACGGGTGCCTGCTGGATGTTCGCCGAGAGCCTCGTCGATCAGAATGGCCTGGCCCTGACGCTGAACACGGGGACCGAGACGTACGTTGACATCGGCGAGACGCATGGTCGCGGCCTCTCGCTCAGCGCCAGCCAGCGGCTTTCGGTGGCGACGGCCCAGGCCAGCGCCGTGACGAAGACGGGCTTCGACGACCCCCTGAGCAAGTCCGAGGGGGTGGTAGTCCTCGATGTCCGCCCGACCTGGGCCGCGAATGACAACACGCAGCGCTACCTGATCGACACCACGGGCACCACGTCGAACCGGCTGCGGCTTTACAAGACGTCGGGGAACGTGCTCCGCTTCGAGATCCTCGACGCCGCGGCCGGCTCGAAGATCATCTCGGGCTCGCCGACCTGGAGCGCGAATGCGCGCGTGGAGATCATCGCGCGCTGGACCACGGCGGGCGCCCTGCAACTCTGGTACGCGGTCGACGGGGGGGCGATGGTCGAGCTCACCACGGCGAGCGGGGCAGGGACGGGCATCATCGGCACGCTGGGCGCCACGCTCTATGTCGGCTCCGAGAACGATGGGACCGACTTCGCGCCGGGGGTCTATCAGGGGCTGACGTGGTTCACGCGCGCCTTCACCGCTCCCGATCGCAGCCTTCGGCTCTGGAAGCCGGTCTGGCGGAATTACTTCCCCTACGCCGAGCTGACGGGCACGGGCTGGCAGCCGCAGCGGGTGCTGTTGGACCCGCTGGTCTGGACCTACCCGCTCGTGCTACGCGCGGGCGTCGCGCACGCCGCGTAACCCATGCGCGCAGAAACCGAGGCGTATCGGACCGAGCGAAAAAAGTGGGCGACGCAGCCCCGCCTCTTCCTGCGCGTCTATCACGTCCCCGCCTATGACTCGACGCAGGAGTGGCCCTTCGCCCGCGACTACGCCAGCGGCCCCGTCTTGAATGTCGCGACGGAGAAGATCCAGTGCATCCGGCGCGCGAGCGGCAACCCCCAGCGGGTGGATCCGATCGCGGGGACGTCCGACATCGGCTCGCTCAGTGTGGAGCTCGTCGACCTGGCCGGGGAGATCACGCGGCAGATCGCGGATCCCGCGCTGCCGCTGGCCGCCAGCCTGGGGGGGCCCTTCCCGAGCTATCTGGCCTCGGGGCCCTTCACGGCCGGCACGGGAGCGATCACGCCGCCCCTGCCCGCCGACACGATCGCGGGCGACGTCGCGCTCCTGGTCGTCCAGAGCGAGAACCAGACCATCTCCCTGACGACGGCCAACGGGTTCGCCGAGGTCGGAGCCCAGGCCAACAAGGCCGCGGGGACGGCCGGTGTCAATCCCGCGACCCGGCTCGCGACCTACTGGAAGCGTCTGGTTGGCGGTGATCTTCCGCCCGTGGTCGCGGACTCCGGGGACCACACCGCGGCGCAGATCCATGTCTTCCGGGGCTGCAGCGCCTCGGGCAACCCGTGGGACGTCTTCGCGGAAGGGAACGACTCCGCCGCGAATGACACCACGGGCTCGATCCCAGGGGCCACGAGCACCGTCGCCAACTGCCTCGTGGTCCTGCTCTGCGCGACGAGCTTCGATGGAACGAGCACCGCCGAGTTCTCGGGGTGGACCAACGCGGGGCTGACCAACCTGCTCGAGCGCCAGGACAATTGCGACACCGCGGGGCTCGGCGGCGGGCACGGCATGGCGACCGGGGAGCGCGCGGTCGCCGGGGCCTACGGGGCCACCACTGTGACGCTGGCGAATACGAGTTTCAAGGGCACCATGTCGATCGCCCTGAAGCCGGAGATCACCCTGAAGGCCCTCGGGGACGGCACGGGCTATCCGAAGAAGGGCACGGTCACGGTCGACGGCGAGGACATCACCTATACCGGCTACACGGTGGCCAGCGACGAGACGACCTTCAGCGGGATCACACGGGCCGCGCGCGGGACCGCGGAGGCCGCCCACGTGGCGGGGGCGCTGGTGCACAACGGTGAGCAGCTCGGGAAAAGCCAGCGCATGACCCTCTTCCTCGGCTATGCCCCGATGGACGAGGACGAGTACGGCCCGGGCCCGGGATACGTGAAGCTCTCGGTGGAGTCCTTCGAGTCGCAGAACGCTGGGCAGACGTGGATCATCCGGGCGGCGGACATCCAGCGGTTCATGAAGCAGGAGGTCTTCACCTCGGCCGTTCCCGACGCGCCCGCCGCGATCGGCCCGGATCACCCGCTGACCATCGCGCTGAAGGTGATGCTCTCCACCGGCTCGGGGGTCAACGGAGCCTACGACGTGCTGCCGGCCTCGATGGGGGCCGCGGTGCCCCCGACGCTGGTCGCGACCGAGATCCTCGAGCTGCTGCGGGACAGCCTCTTTCCGGGCCTGGAGATGGAGTTCGCCGACGTCGAGGCCACGGATAGCAAGGCGTTCATCGAGGAGCAGATCTTCCGGCCGCTCAATCTCGTGCCGCATGTGACGCAGCGCGGCCGCTATAGCGCCCGGGCCTTGCGGCAGCCGACCTTCGCGCGGTCGGCCGTCGGAGTTCGCGGGCTCGTGGTGGGGGCCTAGCGCCATGCAGAAGCTCGCCATGGCCGTCATTGACGCCAAGGGCGCCCCGATGACGGGCGTCACGGTGACCGTCAAGGATGCGGGCACCGCGAACAACGCGAGCATCTTCTCGGACAACGGCAGCACCGCGAAGGCCAACCCCTTCCTCAATGACGCCAACGGGTCCTACGAGTTCTATGCGGCGAACGGCCGCTACGACATCCAGCTGGTGAAGACCGGCGTCACCTTCGTCGCGGCCGACACCTCAGACATCGCGCTCTATGACCCGGCCGATGCCGCGGCCGCCTTCGGGGCCCCGGTCTATACGGATGAGCTGACCGGGCTCGGCCTGGCGAACGGGACCGACGCCACGAACGACATCAACATCGGGGTGGGGGCGGCGGCCTCCGACGACGCGACGATCACCAGCCGGGTGCTCATGACGGTGACCTCGGTGCTGACGAAGCAGCTCGATGCCACCTGGGCGGCGGGGAACAACGCCGGCGGGCGTGTGTCCGGCCAGAGTCTCGCCGATGGGACGTGGCACGTGTTCCTGTTCCGGCGCTCCGGCGGGCAGGACGACGTGTGCTTCTCGAACACGCTCTCCTTCACGCTGCCGGACAGTGGGACGAAGCGGCGGCGGATCGGGTCAATCGTGCGCGCCAGCGGCGCGATCCTTGGATTCCAGCAGGACGGGGATCTGTTCCGGTGGACGACCAAGCCTGCCCTCGACTTCAACACGACCAGCGGCACCAGCGCAAACACGGTCACGCTCACGGTGCCCCTCGGGATCGTGGTCTGGGCCCTTGGCGCGTACTTCCAGTCGGCGATCTCGATGCAGTACTTCAGTGCGCTCGACGAGACTGACGAGGCGCCTTCCAGTACCGCCGTCCCGCTCGGCCAGGGCACCACGAGCGGCGTCGTCGGGCAGCTGTTCGGGCCGCTGAAGACGAATACCTCCGGGCAAATCCGGATGCGGTCGTCGGTCAGCGTGACGATCCGCATCTCCACCCACGGCTGGCTTGACCGCCGCGGGCGCGGGTAGGCCATGCCCTTCTGCGTGTTCGACAAGACGACGCGGGTTTTCCTCGGCGGTATCCAGTGGACCCCGCCCGCCTTCGACGCCGCCACGCAGGTCCTCGTCGAGCTGCCCGCCTACCCGAGCGAGACGGAGCGCTGGGATGGGGCCACCGGCGTCCGCCCGGCCACGCCGCAGGAGCTCGCCGCGTCGCTCGCCGCCGCCCGAGATCTCGAGGCGACGAAGATCGACCTCTGGTTGCGGTCCGCCCTCCGCGTGCTCGCCCCGCTCTTGCCGGTGCCGATGCAGCCCCAGGACCTCATCCAGGCGGTGCGGGAGGAGTACCGCCGCCAGCTCGACCAGGGGGCCTGATGGGCGCCGCCGGTCGGACGACCATTGCCTTCGAGGACCTCTACACCATCGACGAGCACGACGTCCTGGTCGATCCACAGACCGGGCTCCCTCAGGCCGTCTGGAGCAAGGACAACACGATTCGCAACAAGGTGGACATCTTCTACAACTACAACGATCCGGCGCTCAGGCCCGAGGACTTCGGCACCCGCCAGGTGTGGACGGCCGATGCCAGCGTGACGCGGCATGGTCCGCAGCCGGCGATCAGGATGGAGTGCCGCGGGATCCGCACCGACCTGGGCGGCCAGGCCCTGATGGACGGGCTCGCGCTCAACTTCCTGCAGCGGTGGGGCTATACGCCGCCCATGCTGCGGCTCGCGGTGACGTTCCGGCGGCATCTCTTCGAGATCCTCGACTCGGTCCGCCTGACCCATCCGCTGATCAAGAATCCGATGACCGGGCGGCTGGGCCTGGATCGTGAGCAATTCGAGGTGCTCGAGGTGACGCCCGCCTGGCTGACCGAGGGGAAGCTGATTCTCCTCCTGCTCTGGACGGGGGCCGTCGAGACGTCCGCGGCGCCGACCAGCGGCGGGGTACTCAATCTCGTGCCCGGCCTCGGTGCGACCGACGAGACCGACGTGCCGGTGCCGCTCGCCGGCTCGGCGACGGTCACGACGGCGGCGAATACGCGCCGCCTCACGCTGGGCCTCAAGCAGCGCGCCTATCGGGCGTGGGAATGTGTGTTCAACGCGCAGACGCTGGGCAACTGGGACCTCGATCCCAAGACCCCCGACACGTGCCAGGCGACGGGGCTGAGCTATGTGAGCCGCGCCTACACCAGTCAAGTCACCTACAAGATCGAGTACAAGACCTCGGGCGCCCCGGACTCCCCGGGCAGCGGCAGCGACCCGACGACGGGATGGGTCACCCTGAAAGCGTCGAGCACGCGCGGCACGGTCGCCCTGTTCAACGAGAAGAAGTGCACGGCCTCGCCCCAGGCACCCTCGCTGCCGACTGAGGATGCGTGGCAGGAGCATTTCGAGGTGCTGGGCGCTTCGCCGGCCACCTACAACGTCAAGGTCTTCTTCGAGTCGGTCGCGGCGCAGGCCAACCCGTGCAGCGGCCTCGGGGGGGCGTACTGCTCCTCGCCGAGCTGCTCCGGCACCCTCGATTCGTCGCAGCAGACCGACGAGGACGCCGACGTGACGATCGACTACGTCACGTCCATCTCGTGATGGCCGCCATTACCGATCTCGCACGCCCCGCCGCGATCGACGGCCCGGACGACCCGGAGCTCGCGCGGCTCTGGTCGCTGGCGCTGGCCAAGTACGAGGCGCAGCACGGCGCCCCCCCGGGGAGCCGGGCCGACTGGCGCGAGGTGACGGCGGACTACGGCCGCCTCGTCCGGAAGCCGCGCGGCCCCCTGACGCGGATCATCCAGGAGCGGTGTGAGGAGGCGCCCGGCGGTGACTGACACAAGCGCCCGGCGCCGGTGGCGCCGGCCGTCCTGCCCCGGCTCGTGTGGGAGACGGTGACGGTGGACGAGTTCACGGTGCGTGAGGTGCCCGACGGCGAGCGCTGGTCCACGAGGCCGGGCGATGCCACGGTGGAGACGATCATCGACGAGACGGCGTGGGAGGGGGCCGCGGCCGCCCCCGGGCGCGCGCGCGCCATGCTCGAGGCCTGGCTCGCCGAGGGGGCCTGGGTGCTGGGACTCTACCGGGCAGACCGGCTCATCGGGGTCTTCGATATCGGCCGATTCGTGCCGGCCGACTACCTCGTGCCGCGCCCCGACGCCGTCGGCGACGTGACCGCCGACGCGGGCCCCAGGACCGGACCGGCCCCGCTGCGGCATCTCACGCAGTGGTTCGCCATCCGGCCATCCGAGCGGGGGCAGATGCCCGCCGCCACCTTCAAGGCATTCAGCGATATCTTCATGCGCCGCCTGTGGGATCAGGGGATCCGCGAGCTCCTCACGATCCACGTCCTGACCCTGGCTGAGGGCCGGGCCCACGCGGCCCGCGTCGCCCGCTTCGGGTGGCGCACGCTCAGCCGGACGGGGGCGGTCGAGATCAAGGGCAAGCGCCTGATGGAGCGGCCATGACGGACGCGGTCCTCGCCCGGCTGGCCCAGGCCCGCGCGATCATGCTCGCGTCGAGCCACTTCCCCCCGGCGGCGCACCTGGCCTACCTCGAGCAGGCCGGGCCCGCCATCGGCACGGGCTTCTCACCGGTCGTGATCGGGGCGCTGACCCTGCGCGAGGTGGACCCGATGGCGGAGCGCGTGGAGGTCATCCGCGTCGTCTCCGAAACCCTCCTCACCTTCGGGCAGGTGGGGCGCATGCTCGCGACGCCCAACGCGGTACCGGGGGCGCTGCTGGCCGCCAACCTCGTCTGGTTCGGCATCGAGCGGGACGGCGTCCTGATCGGGCTGCACGGCGGCTTCTTCTGGTCGCCGACGCTCTGGATCCGCCGGTTCTACGCGACCCTCGAGGACCTGGCGTGGGAGATCCACGCCGCGATTGAGTCAGCGATCTACGGGCATCTCTGGGACGCCGGGATGCGCGAGAGCATGATGCAGCTGCCCGCCGGCACGTCCACTCTGGACGCGCGGATCGCCTCCGGCTGGGCCCCGGTGCATGAGGTGGTGTTCCAGCAGAATGCCCGGCCCTTCGTCTGGCTTCGATACGAGTTCCCCGATCCGCCCGCCCAGCCAGGCCGCCAGCCGCTGACCGCCGGCACGGCGTGGCGCGTGACGGGCGACGGGTTGATGACGCGGGAACTGGAGGCCGCCGACGCCCCGGCCATCGTCGCGCTCATGAACTCGGCGCAGTCGGGCTGCCGCATCGACCCTGACCGCGCGGGCGCGATGCTCCGGCGCTGGCTCAGCGAGGGCTGTACCCTCGTCGGCACCTTCGACGAGGCGGGGCTGTATGCCCTCCGCGTGGTGGATCGCAGCGCGCGCGCGCCCGTCGCGCGCCTCCGCGCCGCGTGTTGCCGGGACCCGCTCGAAGGACCGGACGGCTACTCCGACGCGATGAAGCGCTCGCTGCGCGGCTACGTCGCCTGGCTCCGCCAGGTCGGCGCGGAGCGCGTCACGATCGTGCTGCAATCGACCACCCTGGCCGACTGGGACGCCGTCCGGCGTCAGCTCGACGAGGGGACGGTCGCGGCCGGGCGCTTCGAGTGCGACGTCGCCGCGCTGGCGACCTTCGCGGGGGCGCCATGAGGCGCTGGCTCGTCGGCCCGGTCCCCGGCCTCCTCGTGGTCCACCTCGGGGCGGTGGTGGGCCTCGCCTGGCTCCTCACCGGGCGGAGCTCCGCGTGGTGGATCCTCGCGAGCTGGGCCGGCTTCGTCCTGATGGGGCTCATCGGGGTGGACGGCGGCTACCACCGGGTGGTGGCCCATCGCAGCTTGCGGCCCCGGAACCGGGCCTGCTTGTTCACGCTGCTCCTGCTCGCCGTCCCGGCCGCCCAAGGGTCGGCGCTGGCCTGGGCGACGTCGCACCGACTGCACCATGCGCACGCCGACACCCCGGAGGACCCGCACCGGCCCGCGGATGGGTGGCTGCACGCCTACGTGGGCTGGATGTTCGGGCCCTACGTCCGGGTCATGCGCATGGCGATGCTGCGCGACCCGGGGCTTCAATGGCAGCACCGCTACTATGGGGCGCTGCTCCTGCTCGCATGGGGCGCGGCTGCGCTCGTGGGGGTGGAATGCCTGGTCTTCGGGCTGCTCCTGCCTGCGGCGGCCGGCTACGTCTCGACGGGGATCGTCAACGCTGTCGCCCACCGCCCCAGCGGGCAGATCGTTGACCTGTGGTGGTTCTATCCCCTGGTCGGGGCCACCGCGTTGCACGGGCGCCACCACGCCGCCCCGCGCGCCGGTCGCTATGGGCGGCTCGACCCGGTCGGATTCATCCTGCGCGCGGTGTGCCGCCCATGATCGCCCCGCGTGATGCGGCTTGGGCGGCGAAGGTCTGGCCCCGGTGCCTCGAGGGCCTCGACCCTGTCGCCACCTACGGCCCCGAGGTCTTCGACACCGACACGCACCCGGGCGATCGCTACTGGGCCATCGTGGACGCGGACGGCGCCGAGCTGGGGATGGCCTGGGCCAACCGCTACGAGAACGCCCACATGTGGAGCTACGGCCTGGCCTACTTCCCCGAGTACCGGGGGCGCGCCCTGGGCCAGGGCTACGAGGTATCGGCGGCGATCACGCGCGAGCTGTTCGCGCTGCCCGCGACGTCGGCGCTGGTGACGCTCGTGTACACGAGCAACCCGGCGGCCATGCGCTACAACGGCCTGGTGCGCGAGGGCGACACCTGGGTGTGGCATGGCCGCCCGCACCGTCGGGTCGTCGGGCATATCGTCGACGCGGCCGGGCCGGGGATCGACCTGTGGATCTTTCAGACGACGCGGCCGGCCTGGGCTGCGACGCAGCGACCGGTGACGCCGTGGGAGACACCGTAGCGAGCCGCTAACAGACAAACCGAGCCCACCGGGCGGCGTCATGAACCGCCTGGGGCGTGAAGCCGAGACAGAGGGGCCCCTCACCGTACGGGGTGGGCGGGCCCCTTTGTCTTTGGGGACGGACTGAAGGGAAGGGGGGCAGGCCATGATCATCGAGATTCCGCCGACGACGAACGAGCGGCCATCTACCCCGATCGCCGCAGTCGTTGATGTCCAGCCGGGGCGCGTCCACAACCCCGTCGTGCCGCTCCCCGTCCGTGACGCGCCGCCGTTGAACGGCAACCCGGACGGCCGTCTCTGGGGCCGGTGGATCTCGCGCCAGCCCAACGGCCCCGGCACGCCGCTGTACGACGGCATGCCCGTCCTCGAGCAGATGGACGACGGCTCCTGGCAGGTGCGGCGCAATTACAACAAGAGCGGCGACACCAGCGAGCTCGCGGCGCAGCGCATCCCCACCAAGCAGGAGTGGGGCGGGGGCCGGTGCGACGCCATGTTCGTCGGCGACGACACGGTGATCGGCATACCCGACACCGAGGGCAACAACACCTGGATGGGGATTAACCCCGGCGGGGCGATGAAGCACTACGCGACGCACCCGCTGCACTCGGGCGTCATCCCGATCTGCGGGCTGTTCGTCCCGAAGGACGCGGTGATCCGCCCGAGCGGGGCGAGCAAGGTCCTGCTCGGCACCTTCGACCGGCCCTTCCTGAATCCGAATGACCTGTGCATCGACGAGGATATTCTGCCTGCCCCGCCGGGGACGCCGGGCGCGACCTTCACCCAGACGGTGGCGTTCGTCGCGGACACGGGCACGCCGTCGAAGTCCACGGGGCGAATCGCCAAGGTGCGCCACGTTGAGCGCGGGCGGGTCGAAGTCACGACCTTCTTCGACCTAACCGGGAAACTTCCGTACTGCATCGCGCGCTGGCCCACGGGCGAGTCGCTCGTGGGCTGCCGGGCGACGGGCGAGCTGCTCGTCGTCAACAAGCAGGGGACCGCCGCGACGGTGCTGGCCAGCGGGTTCAACGAGCCCACGCGGATGCGGCGCTGCTCCGACGAGTCGGTCCTGATCGTGGAGTGGAACGGGCGAAAGATCTGGCGCGTCTTCCCCGACGGCACGAAGACCGACACGGGGCAGAAGGTCACGGCCAAGAGCGGGCTGATCGCGGATACCTGGTTCGACCTCTACGTCGATCGGTACGGTGCGCAGGGGCCGGTGGACGACTACCTCGCCATCCAGTACGGGACGAGTCGGAACATCCAGCGACGCGGGCTGACGGACGGGTTCTCCTCGTGGCTCTCGACCGGGAGTTACTCGATCCGGCAGGGTCTGCTCAAGTACATCCAGGAGATCGACTTCCACTACGGGTGGACCTTCACGGGCGCCCCACGTCGGTCGCTCTTCTTCTCGAACGGCGATGCCGGAACGTCAGGCGTCAACGAGCTCTACTTCGGCACGCCCGCCGAGATCGCCGGCTTCGACAAGTTCAACGCCACGCTCTACAAGCGTGGGGCGACCGTCTGGCATCACGGCACGACCCCGGAGACGGGCGTCCTCCGGTCCTCCGGCAAGCTGCACATGGGCAACTACGGGCAGGCGTTCGTGGTGGGGTACACCTTCGAGCAGATCACCCGGAAGACGCTCCACGAGATCGCCGAGTGGTTGCGGGCGGGGATGGGGACGACGGTCCCGCGTCCCGAGATCACCGACGCCGACGTGGAAGCGTTCGCCTACTTCGCCGCCTGCCAGACCGCCGTGCCGCAGGAGAAGTCGAGCCTAGATCCGGCGGTGATCCTCGAGGCGGGCGACCCGCTGCCCCCACCGGACACGACGGGACCCGTGATCACGGCGGTGACGGGCTGGCCCGAGGCGCCGATCAATCCAGGCGAGACGGTCAAGCTGACGGTGCTGGCGGAGGACCCGAGCGGCGTGCAGGACGTCACTATCTTCATTGACGGCATCGAGCACGAGACGGACATCGCGGCGCCCTGGTCGGTGACCTTCAGCCGGGATCTGCCGGACGACTACGCCGTGACCATCCGGGCCCGCGACACCAAGGGCAACCCGACCATCACGGCGCCCCGGACCATCGTCGTCGAGCTGCCCCCGCCGCCGCCGCAACCGGACGTGACCCTCATCCTCCGGGCCGGGTTGACGCACGAGGTGAAGCAGGCATGAGCGAGATCCGAATCCGCTGGGTCGCGCTCCTGCTGATGGCGGTCCTCATTCTGCTCCTGATCGCGCTGTCCATCGTCAACGCCTGGGCGGCCTGGGAAGTGGTCCCGTGCACGACGCCAACCCGGACCGTGCATCAGCCGTACTTGACGGGCAACAACAGTCTGGCCAAGGGCACGGCAGGGGCGGGCGTCACCGTGGCCCCGCGCCCGGTGACGTTCAATAATTGCGAGTTCGTCTTCCGCTCCTACTCCGGAGCATGGATCGTGGATGGCCAGTACCTCGCCATCGGCGGCGGCCATGCCGGGCACCCGGGCAACGACGTGGACCGCTTCGACCTGGCCGCAGGGGCGTGGCAGCCGCTCGCGTACCCGTCCGAAGCGCCCGAGCCCTACACCCTCGTCAACGGCGTCTGGACCGCGAACGGGCTCTGGCGCTGCATGAAGGGCGGCGGGGCCGGGTGCGGGGGCGTGAGCCCGACGGGCCGGCCGTTCACGGGGCACATGTACCGGCTCTGCGCCCCGGCGCTGTCCACGTCGAGCCCTTCGGGGCTGCTCGCCTGCGTCCTGGGATCGGGAACGTGGACCTTCGATGCGGGCTCAGGAGAATGGGTGCAGCACGCCGGGCGGGACCGCTACAAGAACGAGCCGGCCTGCGGCGCGGCCTGCGGCGTCCTCTACGATCCGCTGACGCACGCGCTGTGGGTCTTCGCCAGTGACACGCAGAACGCCCTCTCCCGCGCGATCTACCGCTACGCCTTCCCGGTCATGGACTACGACCGGGTGCGGAGCTGGCCGGTGGTGTCCGGGTGGGGGTGGGGCTCGAAACTCATCTCGGCGTTCCGTGTGGACCTGACGCGCGAAGCCGTGCTGATCACGAGCCCGACCGGCGGCACGCTCCCTGCCGTCCCGTATCGGATCTGGCGCATGGCGCTCGATCACCCCGCGGCGCCGATTGAGTGGGACGACTCCATCCTGCCCGGCGATCCCGTCTATGAGGAGCTGAAGGGGAGCGACGGCAAGTGGGCGCGCCGCTGCGACGTGCGGCAGACGACGGGCGAGCTCTGGTGCTGGCAGGGGCAGACGTTCACCCATCCGGCACTGGGCGCGGTGACGCCGGGCTGGTGGGTGCAGGACCCGCAGACACGGGAATGGACGAAGGTCCCCTGTAGCGGGCTCTGCCCGAGCGTGGACTGGTGGACGGTGGCGTGGGACGCGGCGACGGATACCTTCATCGCCACCGACGGGCTCACGCTCTACTGCGGGGTGTCGGCGGCCTCCTGCGGCGGACGCGCGCGCCTGGTGAGGTACCGGCCCTAATGGCGCTTCCGACCGTTCAAGGGGTCGCCAACGGGCAGGGGAACACTGCCGCCGCCACCGTCTCCTGGCCAGCGAGCCACCAGGCCGATGACATTGGCTTGCTGTTTCTTGAAACGGACGACGGCGAGGCCGCCGGGGTCGCCTCCCCCTCCGGGTGGGTGGAGGTGACGGACTCGCCGCAGGACAGCGGGGCGAACGGCGGGAACACTGGCACACGCCTCACGGTCTTCTGGAAGCGGGCCACGTCAGGGGCCGAGGGCGATGTCACGACGACCGACGCGGGGAATCATACCTACGCGCGGATCATCTCGTTCCGGGGGTGCGAAACCAGTGGCAACCCGTGGGACGTGACGGCAGGAGACAACGCGAACAGCGCGTCCTCCGGCTCGATCCCTGGCGACACCACCACCGTCGCGGACTGCCTGATCGTCGCGGCCATCTCGCGCGGCACGGACACGGCGAGCGCCGCGTTCTCCAATTGGGCCAACGGGGACCTGGCCAACGTCGCCGAGATCGCCGACGCGGGGACCGCCCAGGGCAGCGGGGGCGGGGTCGGCGTCGCGACCGGGGAGAAGGCCTCGGCCGGGACGTTCGGCGCCACGACCGTGACCCTCGCGGCGACGTCCGGGCAGGGCCGAATCATGATTGCGCTGAAGCCGCCGCAGGCCGCAGCGGGCGGCGGTATCGTCTTCGACCCGAACCCATTTCACCACCTGCTCGTGAGATAGGAGATCCCCACCATGGGCCGCATGTATAACTTGCCGCTCGCGCGCACGGCGGTCACCGCCGCCGTGGACCTGGTCGAGATCCTCACCGCGTCCTCGCATATCTGCGTGATCCACGGCATCGAGCTCACGCAGTCCACCGAGGTTAAGGACGCCGAGGAGGAGATGCTCCAGCTCGCCTGGAAGTCCGGCCAGACGACCGGCGGCTCGGGCGGCGGGACTAGCATCACCCCGATCCCGATCCTCATCGGCGACGCAGCGCACGGCATGACCGTCGAGGCGTTCAACACGACCAAGGCGAGCGCGGGGACCATCGTCACCCACAAGGTCTGGGACTGGAACGTGCGCGTGCCGTTCCTGTACGTCTTCACGCCCGAGACGCGGCTCGTGATCCCGCCGTCCACCCGCGCGACGCTCGAGCTCGTCAGCGCGCCGGCCGACTCGGTCACCATCGGCGGCCAGATCGTGCTGGAGATCATCGGCTAGGCCATGCCCGGCGTCTTCCGGCATTCCTGGCTGCCCCCGCCTCGGCCGGCGGCCCTCGCCACGCTCACGAAGCCGGCGGCGGGGGCGTTCAGCATCACGGCGGAGGCGGGCAGCTACACCGTCAGCGGCACGGCGGCCGGCCTGCGAGATGATCGCCGGATCGCCGCCAATGCTGGGGCCTACACCATCACTGGCGCGGCCGCGTCGCTCCTCTTCGCTCGGAAGGTCCAGGCCGTGGCCGGCACCTATACGATCAGCGGCCAAGCCGCCACGCTCCGCGTGGGGCGGCGCGTCGTCGCGAACGCTGGCAGTTACACCATCACGGGCTCGGCGGCGACGCTCACGGCGACGCGCCGACTGCTCGCGGCCGTCGGGAGCTACACCCTCACCGGCACCGCCGCAACCCTCATCCACGACACGGCCGGGGCGATCACCCTCGTGGCCGACGCGGGCGTGTACACCGTGACGGGGGCGGCCGCCACGCTCCGCGCGGGGCGGGCGGTGGTCGCCAATGCCGGCGCCTACACGGTCACCGGTGCGGCCGCGACCCTCCGGGCGGCCCGGCGCCTCAGTGCCGTCGCGGGCGGCTACACCATTTCGGGAACCGCCGCGGGGCTCGCGGCGGGCCGCCGAGTCAGTGCCGTGAGTGGCGCCTACACAATCACGGGCACCGCGGCCACGCTGCGCCCCGTCCGGCGGCTCACCGCAGTGCCCGGTGCCTACGTCATCACGGGTGCCCTGGCCGAGCTCATCTACAGCGCGGTCGGCCCGGCCCCGATTCTCGTCCTCTTCACTGACGAAGCGTCCCGCGTTCCTGAATGCACCCTCGAGACGTTCTCCATTCCCGGGCATGACCCCGAGACCTTCACCGTCCCGGCCTACGACGCCGAGACATTTGCCCTCTCAGGGGCGCCATAAGGAGGGCCAGCCATGGCCGCGTATAACAAGTTCCAGGACTTCGTCGAGCAGCTCGTCCTCGCCAAGCACGACCTGGGCGCCAGCGGTCATGTGCTCAAGGTCTACCTGACGGATGCCACGCCGAGCGCCTCCGCCGATGCTGTCAAGGCCGACCTGGCGGAGTTCGGCCAGTCGGGGAGCGGCTACACCGTCGGCGGGCAGGACGTGCAGAACACCGTGTCGGAGACGACGGGCACGGTCACCATCGGGGCGACGGACGTGGTATGGACCGCCTCCGCCGACTGGACGGGGAACCCGTTCCGCTACGTCGTGCTCTATAACGACACGCAGACCACGCCCGCGGACCCGCTCATCGCTTGGTGGGACTACGGTTCGAGCATCACGCTCCTCAATACCGAGACGTTCACCGTGGACTTCACGAACCTGTTCACCCTGGCCTAGCGATGGATCAGCCGATCACCGTCCGGTCGGTCGCCACCGGGGCCGAGACCATCGCCCCGGCGGCCCTCTGGCTTCAGTGTCTCCTCGAGATGCTGCCTCCGCAGCAGCTCGGGGAGCTGGTGAGGCGTGTCGAGTCCATCCGTGACGCGGGCCTCGTGCAGCCTCCGGGGCCGCGGCACTACCACATGACGGCAGAGCCCGGGCACTACGGGCTCCGGGGCCGCGCGATCGGAGGCTAGACCATGGCCACGAGAACCATCTCACCCGTCGAGGTGCCGGAGCGGACCAGCTTCCGCTACACGGCCACCCTGACCAAGGAGGACGGCACCCCGCTCACCGCCGCGCAGCTCACCACCCTGACCCTGACGCTCTACGCCATGGACGCGACGTTAACGATCATCAACAGCGTCAGCGATCAGAACATCCTGAACGCGGACCGCGGCACCGTGGACGCCAACGGGCTCCTCACCATCATCCTCACGCCCGCCGACAACCAGGTGCTCAACTCGACCCTCACCGTCGAGTACCACATCATGCTCATCGAGGCGACCTACGCCAGTGGCGCCAAGGCGTCACGGCACGAGGTGCGGCTGGCCGTCCGGAATTTGGGCTTGGTGCCGTAGATGCCCGACTCCGTGCGTCGGCGCGGCGGAGACGATGACACGGACGCATGGCGCGCGCGGCGCCTGCACTCCCTCAGCCAGGAGGAGATCGAGCACTTCGTGTCTCAAGTGAAGGGCGGGAACGGGACCGGCTCGGCGCTGAGCATCTCCTGGGGGAACAAATCGCTGGCCGCGAAGGGGGCCGCGGCGATCACCGCGATCATGTTCGTGAGCATCGTGTCCGCGATCCTCTACGCCGGCTTCCGCGTCGAGGGCGCCATCAACCGGGTCGAGCAGGCCGCGAAGACCGACCACGACGCCATCCGCAAGAGCCAGGACCGCCTCTCGTGCATGGTCGCCCTCAGCCCCGACGAGCGGACCACGTTCCGGAACGAGTACCGGCCGGGGGCCTGGAATCGCTGGTGCGGCTGGATGGACAACGAGCACTAGCGGCCATGCCCTCGACGCGGCTCACCGACTGCATCGTCAAGCTGGCCGACGCCTGGCTCGACCTGAAGGACGTCTACGAGGGCGGGCAACAGGACCGGCGGCTGCAGATCACGTGCACCTATCGCTCGATCGAGGAGCAGTACCGGCTCTATCAGGTCGGGCGCAAGCACGTCGGCAACTACCACTGGGTCGTGGACGACGACCCGAAGACGGCGGTCGTCACCCAGCTCGACGGCCACAAGCGGCGGAGCAAGCACAACCTGGCGCCGGCGGCGGCCCTCGACTTCGTCGTGCTGATCGGCGGCAAGGTGTCGTGGGACCCGCGCGAGTACGCGCCCATCGGAGACGCTGCCCGGGTTCGCAGCCTCGTATGGGGCGGGGACTTCAGTTTCCGCGACTACGGGCATCTCGAGCTGCCCTGATGGCCTTGGCCCTGGCCCTCGGTCTGATCGCGGGCCTCATCGGGGTCGCCTATCTCATCCACTGGCTCGGCTGGCAAGGGCTGGGCCCTTCCGACGGAGGACACCATGGGCATCTTGGAGTTCATCCTGCTCGCGCTCGCTCTCGGCGTGATCGTCTGGGCTATCCAGAGCTACGCGCCGATCCCCGCTGCGGTCAAGACCGTGATCCTCGTCGCGGTGGTGCTCTTCCTCGTCCTGGTGCTGCTCCGCGCGATGGGGATCTTTAGCGCGCTGGACGCGCAGATTCCGAGGGTGCGGTGATGCTCCATCTCGACTTTGACTGGCTCAGTAGCCCGAAGGTCACGCTCAACATCCTGATCTCGGCGGTGATCATCGCCGGTGGCATCGCCACCGGCGTCTATGCGGCCGGCGGCGGCTGGAAAGCCACGGTCGTCGCCTTCGTCGGCGGCGTCCTGGGCGCGCTCAAGGAGCGGATGTCGAAGAAGCCGGACCAGCTCGTGGACGAGGGCAAGCTCGCCGCCGGGCAACTCGTCGGGCGGCGCGCGGGCGACCGGCCGGGCGCGACCCTACCGCCGATCGAACCGACCAAGGAGGCGCACGCATGACACGCCATGGACCCCTGCTTGCGCTGGCGATGATCTTCGCCGCCTGCGCGCCCTCGATGCCGTTGAACCCGTCCGATATGACCGCCGAGCAGATCAAGGCCGCCGTCGCCGACAAGAGCTATTCCATGGGCTGCGCCCACACGGAAACGCCCTACAAGATCGGGACGATCTTTCTCAACTTCGACCGGGGCGTGCTCCCGGCGGGCTCGAGCGGCACCGTGAAGATCAACGCCGACTGCTCGGTCGAGTGGACGGTGGTCGGGCCTCCGAAGCAGCAGCCCTAGTGCGCTCGTCGGCCTCGGCCGTCCCGATGATCATCCGGTGCTACGTCCACCAGTGGCCCCAGGACTACGGGCGAGGGGAGATCATGCCGGCGACCCTCCCGCGCGAGGTCTGCGGCCGCTACGAGGTGTCCGCCTCGATCGAGGCCCTGCCCCAAGAGGCGATGGGGAACCCGGACGCGATCGACTTCTAGTGCCCTGCGAGGCATCGGTAGTAGTCCGTGGTCCATCGGGCCCGGTCCCAGCCCGCCGAGGCGTTCGCGCGCTGGCGGCAGAGGCGGTCCTCGGTGGCCGGGTCAGGTGGCGGCATGGCCGGGACACTCGCCGGGGGCGTGGCGAGCGCCTCGCGCAGCGTGGGGTCGACGTGGCGCAGGATCGCATCCGTCTGCGGGGTCCGGCGCACGAACCCTTGCCCCTCGAGGAAGGTCTTGCAGTCCGCATAGGAGCTCCCCGACACGACAGCCGGGATGACCCCGAAGGCGGCTTGACGATAGCAGAGGTGTTTCTGGCCGGTCTTCAGGTCCACGTACTCGGACACGGTAGCGGTGGCGCAGCCGGCCAGCCAGAGCGCCGCGGCGGCCGCGAGCATGATGGGTCTGATCATGGATTCCTCCATCGGACGGTCGCTTCCGCCCGTTCAGTTCGGGGATCGGTCAGCAGGTGATGCGCCATGACGCCGGCCCCGACGCCGAGCAGGGCAGCCATGAGGAGCGCGATCGGTAGTGAGATGCCACCACGGCGTGCGCGGCGGAGTTCCCGCCGGCGGCTGCGCTCGGCCCTGTCCGGCCCCAGGACGTCCGGGGCGCCGCCGAGTTCATCGCCGGACGTCACGAGCCGCGCCTGGAAGTGCGAGAGGAGCGCGACGCGGTTGAGATAGTCGCGGAAGATGTCCGCGACCATCGCCCCTGGGATGCTGCCGAGCAGCTTGGGCCCGGTCCAGAGCTCGATGGCGTCGGTCGCATGAAGACGCCACCGCCAGGAGCTGTCTCGGAAGAGGACCCGTAATTCGAGGTCGCCCACGGTTGGGTGAGAGCGTAATTTCCTGCCGCCATGGGTGTCAATGCGTAACTGATCGGTTGCACGAGCCGCACCGCTAGGGGTGGTGGGCGTCTCAGGCTCAGGCATGACGAGCGTCACGCTGGGCACGGCGCTAGCGCATCACCGTGGGGAAGCCCCCAGGCATGGTAGATCCGCCAGGCCAGCCGGCGGACGGAGGCGACATAATACCCCGCTAGGGCAGCGAGGCCGTCGCAGGCGCCAGCGATCGGGGCCATCCGCCGGAGGAGCCGCCGGCCGCGCACCGAGTCCGGGGAACGGCGCGGGCCTGGGTGCTCGGCTGACTGGGGGATGGGCACCAGCTCGCCACGAGTATAGGCCTCGTAATCCCGCATGATGATGTCCCAGACTCGATCGAATTCCAGCCCGTACTCCGCGCAGAGCCGGCGGATCCCGTCGGGCTTCGGCAGCTTCGTGAGCCCCTTGGCCCAGCGATCCGGCACGCTCGGCGACACGCGCAGACGCTTGGTGATCCCGTAGAGATAGCCGTCATGGTGCGCGTCCGCGATGGCCTGGACTAGCAGGGGGAAGCTGGGCGGCAGCCGTTTCATGTGGAACGCCTCCTTTTCATTCTTGCGAAAAGTATAAAAGCCGTCAGCCGCTATTGCTAGGAAGAAATCGCTTGACATGTTTTATGCGACTCGGTAAGAATGGCCCATGCGCTACGCATGGGACCCCGCAGCCCTCCGTCGATACCGACTGGACAAGCGCCTCTCCAATGAGCAACTGGGCGTGGCGATTGGGACGGCTGGAACGACGGTCGGCAAATGGCAGCAAGGCAAGACCGCCCCGAGCGCCGAATCGGTGGCTGACCTCGCGACCGTGCTCGGGTGCGCTCCGGCGGACTTCTTCGTGGTCGAGGCTGGCTCGGACATCGAAGCCCCTGGCCGGGACCACCCGGCCCATTCGCTCTGAACAGTAGGGAGCCATGCACCAAGAAACCGGGCGAGGCTGCGTGATGTCCAGCGAATCTTGCCCCCTTTTTTGTGGGCCGAATTCACACGCCTTAACCGCGCTTCACGGGGGTTCGCGGTGACCATGGGCCGGGCCTTTCCGAGCCTGCGCGAGTCGATCCACGCCACGGCCACGACCTACCGGTCGGGGATGAAGGCCCTCGCCGCCGAGCTCGACTGGTCGCCGAGCGAGCTGTCCATGCGGACCACGCTCGGGGGCGACAGCGCGCGCCCATTCCCCGCCGATGACGAGCACCTGATCAAGCTCATGCGGGTGACCAAGGACTATGCCGTGCTCTTCACCATGGCGGCGCTTCTAGGGTTCGAGGTCACGCCGAAGCAAGAGCGCGTCGCCGACCTCCTCGTGGAAACGCAGAAGGGGATGGCCGTGCTGCACAAGCAGATGGAGCTGATCCTCGAGCTGGCCCCACGGCCGGCACCACGGAGGAAGTCATGACGAGGCGCCTCCTGAGATACAGGGACTGGCTCATCATCCCGCTCGCGGTCGCACTGGCGTACGCCGGGGTCTATGGGCTCGCCCTCGCGATGCTCGCGTGGAGCCTGTAGGCGCGTGCCTCCGATGGATCCGGTGACGGCCTTCAGCCTCGGGGTCTTCGTCGGCGTCCTGGCCGTGGTGATCGTCTGCGGCATCGCGGTGGACCGATGACGCGCGCCGAACAGGAGACGGTGGTGCGCTGGGATGAGGCCGAGCAGATCGTCCACATCTGGTCAGCCAGCCGGGTGACCTGGCGGAAGATGGCGCGCCTCGGCGTGGCCCCCTCGAAGGAGACGACCGAGGCCGACGGCACCCCCTCCGGGAAATGGTTTCAGGTGCCGTTTTCACGGTTCCGGTGGGGGCTGAAGCGGCGGGGCAGGTCCCAGGGCACCCCGGCCGCCTTTCTTCGCGCGCGCCCCGTTAATAAGCGGGCGCCAGACGCGCCGTCGGGCTCTGAGGGGCAGGGGGCGACCCCCTGATGGCCCCGCCCCCCGCCCTCTACACCCCCTTGGCGTCAACGCTCCTCTGCCTGAACTGCTTCGTGACCTTCCAGGCGGGGCACCAGCAGTGCCCGGCCTGCACCAGCTCGCATATCACCCCGATCAGCCGGTGGCTGGACAAGGAGGGCAAGTAAGCGATGGAGACCCTGCGGCCGCCGACTCTTGCCACGGCCTACGCGATTCGACAGGTGGACCGCGAGCGCCCGTGTAGCCGATCCAGCTGCAAGGCGCCGACGCGGTGGCGGGTGGTGTACCTCTACCAGCACGAGGGGAGTGTCCATATCCCGCGATGCCCGCTGCACCTTGTGACGTTCGCGGCCGCCCATCACCTACCGGTCCCGAGGGAGGCCAGCCGCCCATGACCGCCGCCGATCTCACCAGCACGCTCCGTCACGAGCCGGACTTTGCCGCGGTGACCGAGGCCGAGAAGCGCCAGGGCTACTCGTCGCGCTGCCGGCGCTGCCGGCGGCTGCTCTGGTCGGGCCTCGAGCTGCTCGGCTCGGCGTGCCCGGGGGCCGCCGAATGAGGCCCGCCGCCATCACGGACCACCGGATCACCGAGGCCTTCCCCGCGCGCCCGTGCGTGACCCCGGGGTGCGGGGTGGCCACCACGTGGCGCGCCGTCTATGTCTACCACCACGGGGAGGGAACCGTCGAGCTGGCGCGCTGCCCGGTGCACCTGGCGCGGTTCGCCCGTCATCACGGCGTTGACCTGCCGAAGGAGGCGCACACACCATGACCGACCTCGCCAGCAGGACCACCCCGGCCGACCTGCTCGAGCGTGTCGTCGTCGGGGGCGACCTGTCGAAGCTCACGGCCCCTGAGCGCCTCGGCTACTACCGGGCGGTCTGCGAATCCGTCGGGCTGAACCCGTTCACGCGCCCCTTCGACTACCTCACCCTGAACGGGCGCCTCGTCCTCTACGCCAAGCGCGACGCCACCGACCAGCTCCGCGCCATTCACGGCGTCAGCGTCTACCGCATGGAGAAGGAGCGGTTCGACGATCTCTTCGTCGTGACCGCGTACGCGAAGAACAAGGAGGGGCGCGAGGACTCCTCCACCGGGGCGGTGAGCATCGCCCATCTCAAGGGCGAGGCGCTCGCCAACGCCATCATGAAGGCGGAGACGAAGGCGAAGCGGCGCGTGACGCTCTCGCTCTGCGGCCTGGGGCTGCTCGACGAGACGGAGGTCGGCAGCGTGGCCGGGGCCCTGACGGGAGGCGTGGATGTCGAGACGGGGGAGATCCTCGAGGGGTCGGCGGCGCCTGCGACGACCGCTGACGACTCGGCCCGTGCGTCGCTGCTCGCCCGGATCGAGAAGGGGGCGGCGCAGCTCGGCCTGACGGCCGCGCAGCTGGTCGGCCTGAGCGAGGATGTCTGCGGGATCGCCGACTACACGAAGGCCGAGGGGGCCGATCTCAAGAAACTCCTCGACAAGCTGACCGCCCTCTACCGCGAAGCCCAGCCGAAGAAGGGGTAGGGGGCGTGGCGCTCACGTCCGACGAGGCGGCACGCCTCGCCCGGCTCCTGCCGTACCGCCCCTGGCTCGCGGACGCCAGCGAGGCGGACCAGCGCCGCGAGGTCGAGCGGTCCCTGTACCGCCCGGCCTATGTCTCTCCGCCGCCGAACCCCCGCGGCGACGGCCGCCCTGGCGCGCCGCCCTGGTCGGTCGAGGTGGACCACCTCGACGTCATCGCGTGGCGCGCGCGGAACCTGGATGAGCGGTGGGCGACCCCCGACGCCATCGCCCGCTGCTTGACCTGGCTGGAGCTTGAGTTCAGCGGCGGCCAGCGGTGATGCGCGTCGCCTACACCGCCGGGGCCCTCGTGTCAGCGGTCGGCTCTCTGTGTCCCGTGTGGATCTCCGTCGGCGTCTACTCCTTGATCGTGCTCGGGCGCGCCGCGCGCCTGGGCTGGTTCCCGCATGGCCGGCCCGATGCTCGCCTGTCTTAAATGCAGCCGGTCGCTGGAGACGGACGCCGAGCTCGCGCGGCACCTGGTCATCCACCATGGCTTTCACGGTGAGGAAGCGGTGGCCGTTGCCGCGCGGATCGAGTCGGAGGGCAAGCGCGGGCGCCAGGGCGAAGGCGGCGGGCCGGCGAATCGCTCGGGGCGCTGCGGCCACTGTCATCATCCCGAGGGGCGGCATGGTGCCGCGTGTCCGAAGGCAGCGCAACCGGAGGTATCGGTGATGAGGGAATGGACGTGTACGGCGTGCGGGCAGAGGGGGCACACGTCGCGGAGCAAGGACTGCCCGAAGAAGGGCGGCCATCTTGGCCTTCGCCGCCGAGGCGGTGCGGGAGGAGCGGGAGGCCACCCTTGCCATTGTGGCAGCAGAGGAAGAAATGGACGGGGAGATGCCCGATGTGATCTGGAATGCCTGCGCGACGAAGGCTGGAGCCTCGGAAGTGCTCCGAGCCGCCGTACGGGCCACCAAGAGAAACATCAGCGCAACCATCCGCGCCCGCCACGCCGGGGCGGGGGAGAAGTGATGGCGATCTCCGTTTACGATGGTCTGACCTATTGTGAGTTGTGCGGCTGGTACGTCGAGAGGTTCCGCATCATCACCGTCCACGAGGACGAGCCTCGGCGCACCGATCGCATGGCCGTCTGCGAGACATGCCGCGACAAACTCTCACTGGCCCACCCCCAGGCCCGCCGATGAGTGAGCGGGTGCAGAAGCGGAAGGGGCGGCGCTCCACGGGTCAATTCTTCGAGGCCGTCTGTCGGCACTTCTTCACGGACGAACACGGCGAGTTGGACTACTCCGAGTTCCTCGACCTGGGAGAGAAGTTCGGACTGTTGAAGCAGGTATCGTATGACCCGGGGCGGCACGGGAAATCCATCATGGGCGACCCTGAACCCGGCGAAACGATCTATGTGAGGACGAGCCGATGAGTGAGCGGGGGAAGAAGGGGGACGCAGCCATAGATCGGTTCTACCGGCAGGTGGCGAAGTTTCTGGAGACACGGGACTGGTCGGTGATGGTCGTTGGCGGCGCTCGGGTGACCGGCCGCCCGCCCCTGAAATACAACTTCACGCTGTCCATCGACTTCACTGGTGCGAAGCGCGAGCCGAAGAAGAAGGCCAAGCCATGACCGACCCCCGGCGTGAGAGTGAGCGATATAAGATCGAAGACCGTTTGATCGAGGAGGACCGATGACCCCCGCCGAGGTGGAGGCGATTCGGGCGCGGTG